GTCCCCTAAGGAACCCCACCCGGTGCGTAATGCCCATCTAGTAGACCAGATGTCTACCAGGTCTCTACGTCCGTAGATTGCGGACGTTCCCAGTTTCCGTAAGGATACTCCAGTGGCTGTCGTAACTCAGACGAGAAATGTTCTTCTAGATAAGAAGAAATATTCCTCGTCATGGGCGGGTAACTCGGTGGATTTTACTAATCCACCGCAGTCTACCTTTCGACAGCCGGTGCAGACGACTACCAGTTGGAGAACTGGTAAGGAGGTTTCAGTTGAAGAGGATGACGGGCTCGTTCCGACCTCTGAAGCGGGGGCATTTGCCCAATACGCTGCAGAGTATGCGGATTCGCGTCCAGCAGGCTCTTTCGACAATGGCCATACTTTTGACACCACGCGACAGTCTATTACTTATGACTGGCGACGTGTGTCAGGAGGTTCCTGGTGGTATGACGGTCCCTTGTTTCTGGAACCGACTAACATCAGTAACATTTGGCCCGGGTATCATTCTGGCGTATTCCCTGACTGCCAACCGAGTAATCTTGGTTGGTATCAGAGTAACGCCATTAGTAGAACGATACCTACGAAACCTCTAGAACAACTCGCGGTTGCTCTTATGGAGCTGAAAAAGGATGGCATTCCTGCCATGCCTGGCGGTACCTCCATCTGGAACTTTATAGATGTGGCATCCTTCTTCCGCAAAAGCGGAGAAGAATACCTTAATCTAGAGTTCGGATGGAAGCCGTTTGTCAGCGACATACAGCAGACCATGAATAGTGTGATAAATGCACATAGCATTTTATCACAGTATCAGCGAGATTCGGGCAGAAATGTCCGAAGGTTCTACGTCTTTCCGGAAGTTATCAATGCTACTGATTCGTATTCCGCCGCTACCGGGAGTGTTTCCGGTTTTGGTGGGATAACGAATCTAGCACGATGCTTCCAGAACATCAGTGGCCCGTGGTCCATGATCCGTCGGACTAACCAGAAAGTCTGGTTTTCCGGCGCTTTCACGTATTACCTCGCGAGTGACAAGACACTCATGTCTCGCATTCAGAGGTATTCCCAAGAAGCTAATAAACTTCTTGGCCTGGATTTAACTCCAGACGTGTTATGGCAGGCCGCTCCTTGGAGTTGGCTGATCGACTGGCAATTTGATGTTGGAAACATCATCAATAATGCCTCGGCATTAGCCGGCGACAGCCTCGTCATAAAGTATGGCTACCTCATGGTTCAAACATCCATGAGGATAGATGTCACTTTGAGAGGGATACATCAGTATGATGGAAACCTCGATTTAGGTGACATAGTCACGACTTACGCTTCACAGCGTAAGCAGCGGCTCCAGTCGACGCCTTACGGTTTCGGCTTGAACCCGACAGGTTTTACTAGTCGGCAGAAAGCCATCCTTGCTGCTCTTGGTTTATCCAAGAGTCTTTAAGCAAGGGGATGCATAGATTGGGATCTATGTGTCCAACGCGGTGTTGGAAACCATCCAACATCGTCAAAAGTCAGGACGATGCTTTGGCTTACTCCGATCCACAGTCTGTTACAATCGCAGGCTCGGCCATCTCTCTTCCGAGAGTTGGTTCAGCCGAGAATGCCGGTTCATTCAAATCGAATGACGGGCTAACTCAGCTGGCCGTCTCTTCTTCCTACGGGAAGAGGATTCGACGGACCGCGCGATTGACTTCATCCAAGGTGGCCGCTGACCCGTTTACTACGGGTCTAAATCAGCGGTTTTCGATCACCGCTTACTTGGTGGTCGACCACCCCGTCACGGGTTACACCGTGCAGCAGCAGAAGGACGTGGTGGACGCTCTTACAGCGTATCTCACGGCCTCTACTGGGGCGAAGGTTACTCAGCTCCTTGGTGGAGAGAATTAAAATCTCTCTCCACGAGCGCAAGGAACGAGTGACACAGAAGCAATAGACTTCCCAGTCTATCGCTGGAGGGGGCGGACTTTTGCCGGTCCGCCCTCTCCCATCGGAACACCAGAGCTAAGGATTAGCGACCCCCTTATTAAAGGAGGCACTATGAAAAGCCTGATGTCGATCCTGCAATGGGTTCTCAATGATTTGGGAACCTGGTGTGGCATTAGCACCGTCCGAGACTTTAAAACAGCCTCGGATCGATTTGAACACGAGGGGGAATCGTTTCTAACGATTTCCCTGTCAAACTTTGGAGCGGACTTCCAAAAAAGTCTGGACCAAGGTTTTGTCGGCGACGACCAGTTTCTTGGCTTTGCCAAGACTGGCAGGCTCCCGAGATTTCTCTCGGGTTTCTTTCGCCTTGTGTTCGATGAGAAAACCGGTCGATTGATCGATGTACCCTCATTGGATGCAATCTATGCCATACGCCAGCTAACGCTGATGTGGGCTAAGATTTACCTCCCGTGCAAACCAGCACGGGTTGAAGCAGCCATGAGGAGTTACATTGATTGTGAGAAGGAAATTAGACGGACCGATGCCCAACTCCGAGAAGATCATGATAGGTCTTCTCGTTTTGAGCGTATCGGTAGCATGCTTTTTAATGGTGTTTTCTCCACCGTGGACCGTCAGGTCTACTACGGGGAAATCACCGCAAAGCATGGTCCAGGTTCCACAGCTGACTACTTGCTCGGTAACGACAAGTGGAATCAGCAAGAGTGGACCGCTCGACTTGAAGAGGTATTCCCTCATGGGGAAAACCTCGTGTCGAGTTGGAGATACTTTCTTCAGCATCTCCAGGACGTCAATATCCTCGAACCCGGCGCTGAAAGACCCACCAGGGTCATTCCAGTGCCTAAAACGCTCAAGTCGCCCCGAATCATCGCCATCGAGCCTACTTGCATGCAGTATATGCAGCAAGGACTCATGGCATCGATCAGGGAAGCTGTCTCAAGGGATGACATCCTTAGACAACTTATCGGATCGTCGAGCCAGGTGCCTAATCAGCACCTTGCTCGGCAGGGTTCTAGGAATGGAACCCTCGCAACGCTGGATCTCAGCGAAGCATCCGACCGCGTCTCGAACCAGCACGTACGACGCCTGCTTCGTAACC